GGCCATGCTCGCTAATATGGTGCGAGAAACAGGATTTGAACCTGCATGAGAATTATCTCTCCAGATTCTAAGTCTGGTGCGTATACCAATTCCGCCATTCTCGCTTATGTGGTGGAGGTAATAGGATTCGAACCTATAACATTCTGGTTCAAAGCCAGACGCTCTGCCTACTGAGCTATACCTCTACAAGATAAATATTCTACCAAAGAAATCAAGTGGTGGAGCCAACCAGAATCGAACTGGTGAATCCTACGTGCAAGGCAGGTGCTTTCCCAATTAAGCTATGGCCCCGTAAATATTCTTTGGTAGAATATTTTTCATAATTTATTGTACCGTAATTCTACCTAGTGTGCATTGCCCCTGCGGCGCTTGCTGTGCAACATAGTAAATGCTTCGAGGGGCTTGTTTTTTGCCAAATTTCCAAAAATAATCTAAAAATTATTTGGCCTGGGACTTATGGTAGTTATATGCATCCCAAGCGCTCTTGAACTGAGGCTGTCCTGTTGGGGATGTTCTAGATCCGGCTGCAGATTTTAGAGCTACTTCTTTTCTGGCAGTTTTCTGTGCAGCTATAGCCTGGCGTTCTTTGCTAAGCTTTTCACTATCTAGTTTTGCCTTAACAATGTAATAAGCATCTTCTAGCTTTAGTTCTGTTCTTGTCTTTAATAGATCCAAAATAGGCTGTTTGTATTCTGGATTAGTTAAATCTGGATTTTCTTTCTTAAAATTATCTAATTGTATTTGTCTTGCTTTTACATTTAGTTCTTCTTGTGCAGGTTCAAGCATCTCTTTTAACATCAAAGCTGCTTGACGCTTGATTTCTGACTTCATTCCTTCTGGATCATAAAGATCGTATTCTTTATCTAGTTCCAAGGTTTTTAGCTTTTGTGCCAAATTACCATTTAATATATGCTCATCTTTTGCAACTACTGCTTCTTTCTGTGACTGTAGTTCTTTCTTTATATTAGATATTTCTTGTGTCTTACGTGTATAATCAGCTCTTAGATTTGCAACATGCTTTCTTACTTCTTCAGGCATATGCTGCATCCAATGATTTAAGCTTTTCATTCCAGTGTGATTAGTGTCTTGTGCAAATTCAGGATACTTCTCCTCATCAATTGACATCAAATCATCTAGTGTAATATTCTCTGGTAAGCTCTCATCTTCAACAACTTCTGGTGAGGTAGTGTCGGTTACTTCGACAGTCTCGGTGTTCTCTAGCATTTTATCTCCTTATTTTGTATATTTCTTTGCTTTCTTTTTTGCTTTCTCTGCTTCAGCTATTGCAATTGCAACTGCTTGCTTTTGTGGTCTTCCTTCTTTGACCATCTTGCTTATATTTTCAGATACAGTTTTCTTACTGTATCCTTTCTTAATTGGCATAATTACATCCTATCCATCATAAGCTTATCCTCTTCCTCAGCTGACATACCTGCTTCCTCAGCTGCTTCGGTGGAGACGTTCTCTTCCATTGGTGGCTCTTTTAGAAACTTCTTAAAATCTTTTGACTTGGAAATCATTGATAGCTTTCCTGCCAATGTTATAAGAGCTGAATCATCTTTTACAGTTGTTAGATCGAATGCCATATCTTGTGGCAATACTTCCTGAGCAATTGCATCATCTACTGCTGACTGGAACATCATTAATACACGAACAAAATCAGTAGGAAGCTTTGTTAAATTCTCTGAGAATTTTGGATAATCAGGTGTCTGCTCAAAAAGTGGAAGTGTTGCATTTGTAGCATTAACAAGTGCATTCAAACCTTTTGCAGTATACTGGCCAGTTGGTGCTACTGAATTAACCATCTCTTCATCAGCCATTTCTGCTTCTGATAGTTCAGGTGCAAACTGTGAATCTTCCATATCACTTTTGCCACCAATCTTTATTTCTATTTTAGGACCTTTCATAATCTATCTCCATTATATTGAAATTTTAGTGTTGTATACACTGTCTAACGAACCATCTAAACATTTTTCAGCAGGGAATGTTTCAACAATTGCTTCTTCCTTGCTTTTTCCTTCAGCTAAAAGTGATTTATATTTATCTGACAAAGCATCTTGTTCGCGCCACTTTGAAGCAACTTTCTCTTGATTATCTTCAAACCAATGTGGTGCTAATTCACTTTCTGATATAAAACCTTTCTTTGTTAAAATTGCTTCTTCTTCTCTTTTATTTGAAACTTTTCTACCAAGAGCTTTAGAAAACATTGAAGATCCATCTAGTCCTGCGTTCCAGCCTGCATTCCATAGTGTGGCTGTTTTAGCAGGAGCTGTTACAACCTTTCTCATAACAATGTGACAATCTTCACAAATAACTTCCATATCTCTTTCTGACATATGGAGAAATAATTCTTTTTGTCCACCACATGCAGGGCAACTTCTGACATAAATTGGCATTATTTCTCCCTTCTTACTGCTCTTGCTAATCTTTCAGCAGGAATTACTTGTTCTGTTGCCCCACCTTCTATTAGACCAACATCTGCTGCTGAAGGTCCTGGTGCGGTTGCTTGAGGTGCTACTTCAGGAATCTCTAGGAAAGTTTTATTAAGTTCATAAGCTCTTACAATCTCTTCTAGGATAGCTCTTTGTGGAACACCTAAAGCTTGTAAAGTAGGAAGCAATGTAACTAAGTTTTGTTTTCTTGTTGCATCTGATAATGGTGTTGAACCTTGATCTAGAGCATTAATTCTAAACTTTCCTTCTAGATCTTCTGGCTTGACTACTTTGCCTTCGCCTTCTACATCTAGAACTGCAGTCTCACCTTCATCTGCAAGTAAGATTAGCTGCCTTAAATAAATTGCAACAATTCCTTCTAAACAAGCATCTCTATCTCTAGCCATTTTACCAATTTCAGATGCTGAATATTGTGCAAGTGCCAAGATTTCAGTTGCAGTTGCTTTTGTTGCTTCGCCCTTAGAGAAAGGAGATAATACTGAGCCCTTTGCTAAATCTTGTTCAATATAAGATAAGTATCTATCAAAGTTTGTAGTAATAGGTTCAACTGGAATAGGTCTAATAACGCCATCAAGCTCACCATCAACAGCAACCATTGCACCGTCAATACCTGCAGTTACTTTTGCTAAGGCTTCTTCATCTAGAACGCCTTCCTTATAAAGATATTGTCTAGAATCTCTACGCACAGCATTTGCCCAGTAAGTTCTTAAAATATTCTTCTCATAAACCTGATCATAAATTCTAGCAACGGCAGACAGACCTTCCATTGGCTTTGATGGCGATCTTGAGAAGTAAAGAGGCGATATTGGGCTTATTGGTCTGTCGTTATAAGTCCTGATAGGAATCTGCTCTTTGACCAATAGCTTTTCTCCTCTCATGTAAGAAGGAGACCAGTAGTAAACCATATCATTTAAAATATCATATAATTCTGTTACTTCAATATAAAGATAATCATCTGGCAAATCTCTGTAGTCTGCTTTCTGACCAGCGTAGTTATTTGAACCAGTATTTGCTCCAAAGTAATCTTCTTTAGGAACTGCTTCAAAGCTCTTTGCTCCAAAGCGCTCTTTTGCTTCAACCATATTTAGAAAATACTGATGACCAATAAATCTCATATCATCAAATGAAGAAGCATCTCTATCTACAATTATTTCCCAACAAGGAAGTGCTCTTATTATTACCTTGTCCAACATTTCATCTGAAGTCTGTGGAGATAACTTTAAAGCAGAATAATCATATATAATAGCTAGACGTGAAGCTATCTCTAGCTGTTCACGCTGATTATAAAGAAATCTATTTGCTGCAGCTTGTGCTAGTTTTGGATCACCACCAGTGCTTGCAATATCTTTTCCTATTACAACAGCTGGATTTTTTGAGAACAAAGAAGATATAAAACCTTCTACATAACCAAAACAATCTGGTGTCTCGATTCTTATCATTGTATTATCATAATGCTCAGACTTCCAAAATTTGCTTTCATAAGCATCTTTGTACTTCTTTAGCTCAGAAGATTTCTCCTTCCAATAGTTCTTATGTTCCTGAGAAATGATTCTTATAAATTTTATGCAATCTTGTTCGGTTTTAGCCATTTATAATTCCTTATCAATAATATTGTAATCGTGAAGTCAGTAACGTCTTTTGCCTGCCAAATTGACGCCGTTGTGTTGAATTGTTTTTGAAGCTTTTCCGCTTTTAATCCATGCTGGCAAATATTCTACAGCTTTTAATTTTACAGAATGTAAAGCAACATAAGCTAAAGCCATTGCAACTGCACTATCTGCGTGTGAATCTAAATTCTCAGGAAGTTCAATAGCTCCTTTGTTTGATACCTGTAGAGCTCTTAATTCTGAATAAGTTATATTATCCAAAGATGTTACGTATCCACGTTCTAAAGTTTCTTTTAAATTCTCAAACATTTCAGTTTTACTTGAGCTTGTAGTCTGCCAGTCTTTGCCGTCTTGTAGCCATATATTATTATATCCAAAATGTCTTAGCTCATTTAAAACTACGTTTCCATAGTTATTAGATTCTACCAAAACAAGTGCACTATTATATTTTATGGCCAGGGATTGAATTATATGAGCTAGATTGGTGGGGCTTGTTTTGTTAGATCTATAAATAGCAGTGGCTTGATAGCTCATCTTTGATACGATATAAATTACGGAATAGTCCCTCATAACACCTGCTGAAACATCAACACCAATTGCATATTGGTCATTAGGTAAAGGATCAGCAAAAAAAGTATATTCTTTTGGCTCGCAGGAGATAATGTTACATAACTTGAATAGGCTCTGAGGCAAGTATACGTTGCCAGTTACAGCATAGGCATCATCTATATTTGCAGGGAATTCTCGTTTAAACTTTTCTTGACCAATTTTTGCTATCTTGCTTCTGCGCCACTTTACTTGGCTTTTGGTCAAATTATATAACTTGACTAAAGAATCCTCCTCCTCACTATATATCATATCCTCAGTTACATCCTCCTGGTAAGCTTCATGGCTAAACCAAGGAAAGAATAGATATTTCCAATCTGCTTCGCCTTTTTCGCACTTCATAATCTCTTGGTGTAGAGCATCATTGAAATAATTTGCAGTGCTTTCCATGATGAATTGTCCATCATTTAAAGCGTTTAGTGCTGTTGCTTTTAGTTCGTCTGGATTAGGAGCAAATGCATATTCTGATAACTGTAGATAAGAGCAAGTAAAAGATCTTAAGCCGCCTTCTGCGCCTGCTGAGGCAGCAATAATTGAAGCGCCTGAAGTTGCAAATTTCATTTCAGTTGTATTATACACATCTAAAGGCTTTTGAAACATCTTTGGCAAATTATCATAAAATATCTTATGCATCTTAAAAAGTTCTTTAGATGATGCTAGCTTATGTGATAAGATTGCAAATTTAACTGGCTCTACAGAAGTATATATCTTCCAAAAATAATAAGCTGCAATTGCTGTTGAGCTTCCTATCTGGCGTCCTTTTAATACTAGGCAGTCTTCTCCAGATATCAAAGCTTCGATTATTTTTATTTGTTCTCTATTAAGGATAAGATTTATAAGTTTGCCATCTTTTGCTACAATTTTTAATCTTTTGATAAAATTAAATGGATCTAAACAAATCTTATTCCATTTGTCCATTGCTTCTTTAGCAGTAATTTGTGACATTTTAGTCCTCTAGGAAATCAGATTGTGGCAATTCTATATTTATTGTAATTACATCCTCGCTTTTACTTATAGTCTTTGAATACTTATCTATAATTTTATTTAGCTCTTCTAACTTAGCTTCTCCTGCTGCATATCGCTGAATAACATGGAGCAAGCTTAGTTTTAGCAAAGGATCACCATCTGTGGTCTTTGCTAATTTTCTTATTTTTGTTATATAATTTGGCGGCCTTGGCATTACCTAATCCTGTTTTTAAGGTACAAAAAAGTACATTGTTCATTAATGCTGTAACCGTAAAGTATTTTTTACAATAATTCTACAATTATTTCTATAAGCCAATCGTCTTTTGAATACTTTTTACTTCCCTCTAGGACTTCTATTTGTGAATCATCTAGATATATAATTCCATTCATTGCATCACAAAGTATATCAAAACAGTTTTGTATATCTCTTCTTCTCTTGTCGCCAAAAGTAAATATAACAGATAATTTTACAGGTCCTATCCAAGGAGCTGCTTGAGCTGTTTCTTTAAAATGTTTTACAAGTGCTTTTTCGTAGTCTTCTAGCTTAGGGGATTTAACTAATCTATTTCCCCAAGCTCTCATGTTATTTTTTTTATTAAGTGCTTTTTCTTTTATAGTCGTTGTATATACAACATTACTTGTCATTTAATATCTCCTTTAACATTTTTAATGCTTTTTGTAATTCTTGCCAAGCATATGGTTTTGTATATCCCTTTATCTTTCCAATTTCTGATAAAGATTTTCCTTCAAAGTAATGCATCCATACTATTTCCCGCCATCTTTGCGGAAGCGCTTCTACTGCACCATGAATATTAGGAAGATCTGATACATCGCATTCATCTCCGTCTAATTTTGCAATCATATCATCTTCAACGTTAGCATTAAACTTTTCATCTATAATCCATTCCGCAGAACCTATTAAATTATATCGCCACGTATCGTTCATATCATTATCTCCTTATATTATATTACTAAAATAGCTGTTATCTATTTTTGTGTAAGTTTTCTACCAAGAGAATCTATGCGTCCAGAATAAGCACCAGCACTGCATTCCCGTACCTAAATACCATAGAGGGCCTCCCTCTATATGGTTGACTTCCTTGGTAGGAATATACTTAATTACTTCTCTCTACTTTTCCATTGCGTCCTGCATCTTGATGCGCTACATAGTAAGTGTTGCTAGGTGCCCTTTTTTTGCCATCCTTTACAAAATTTTCTAAAAATTTATTTATACCTCTGTGGCGGCCGGCTGCCAGCTGCTTATACTATATATATGGGGGGGCTGGGATGAACGAAAAAAAAATAAATTTTTTAAATAAAATTCTGAAAATCTGCTACTTTCTTTACATATAGTATAAGGTGGCAATATGAAGACAATAACAGATCGAATCCTACAATC